CCCGAATCTCCGCTCGCCCTTCCTTGGTTCTTGACTCTGAGGTCATGCCTTGAGCGCGCGTTTGGTTTTTACGCGCACTAATATATTGAGCGGTCGTTCTCGTCGGAGTTTGGCTTATGCGGTTATTACCCTGAATGGATGAAGGGGCATTGGCTGACTGGGGAGAAACCCGGCCAACCGTCCTGGCTCGTTTCGCCACGGGCCCCTGCGTGCCATTATCTATATAGGGGTCATCGGCATACATTTCAGAAACCTGAGCCAAAGCATCTCGCATTTTCTCTGCTTGACGAACATTTGTTCTTTGTCCAGATTTTGTGACCTTTTTACTGTCATCGGAAATATAACTATTTAGAATGTCCATCATCGAATCAAGTTTTGGTCTTGTTAGGTCAAGATTCCCATCCTCGTTCAACGCCTCGGATAGGTCGTCCCAAACTGCGGTATGCGCATCATCCTGCATTCTTGTTGATGAGTACAACTTCTTAATTGAATTTGCCCTATTAGAAAGTGCCTGCTGAATTGATTCGGCACGACTTCTTCTAGCCATTTCCGATTCTGTTCTTCCATTGGCGGAACCAGCATCAAGCCTTTCGCTTCGTGATGAAGGGCTTGCAAGCCTAAGGGAAACTTCATTTTTAATTCGGTCACGAATGTCGCTCTTCATTTTCTCAATGCGAACATTTAGGTTCTTGGCATTTTCGCTCATCTCATACTGATTGAGATTCACAAATGGGCGAGTCATGTCCCACATTTGCATAAGTTCCTCGTTGGACGAGTTACTAATTGTCTTAGGAATTTCTTTCATAAATGCAGATGAACCAAATTCTGGAATGGGGGAAGTTGCCCTGGATGATGAAAGTCCACCTGGTCGTTTGTTCTTATCTATGATGTCTTGGCGTCTAGCAATTAGCCTGTCCGCTAATTCTTTTGCCTCTGCCGGGTCGGAAATAATTGAATTAACGAGTGAACGAATTTGTTCTGGCGAAACAGATTCAAGTTTTTTGACTTGTTGTTTAATTTGCTCTGGCGTTATTGTTCTATAGACGGGAGCAGCAGGGCTTTGTCCTCGGAGTGAGTCAAGTTCGCCCACGGAATCACCCCAGGCCGCACCCTTGGGCCCACCTTGTGCTCTCCATTTCATTGAGCCACCATTGTCTACGCGGATTGGGTCACCGTTTTTATCCATTCGAACATTGTCATTGAGGATTGCGTCCCAGTTTGCGAGCCAAGCGTCAGCAATAAAGCCATCAACTACTTTTTGCTGCCAGCCCTTACTGCCATCTCCGCGTGCCCCAGTTACAGGGCGAGATGGTTCGTCGATGAGTTTGGAAATAACATTTGGACGTCCCTTGTAGGTTCCAGCAGAAATTTCCGGAACTCCGATACCAAGCAACTTGTAAAGTTCTGCCGCAAGCACCTCACTCTCAATATGAGAAATGCTTGGTGGTGTTTTTACGTAATAACGTACGCCATTTTCATCTTCGAAGAATCCACCAGGGTTGGAGCCACCTTGGCCACCAACCTTCTTCCATCCATCCGTAACGATTGGCTTTTTTCTCGCCGGAGCGGGTGATGGCTTGCCTTCTGGCTTTTCGTCCACCCCACCTTTGTCCTTGCCACCACGATTAAACAATGACGACATCCCCGTTTGTCGTGTCGACCTATCGTCGGAAACACCAGAATTTTGAATTTGCTCCGGCTTCAACTCGACACCAGACGGCTTGAATGTTGAGCGTGAAGCCATTCCATCCGAACGTCCAGATGGGATAGTTATTCCCTCGTCGTCGTAGGCCAATTCAATTTCATCAATAAGTGATGAGATGTCATCAACTTTCGCTATTAATGACATTTCGGAGTCGGTCGATGTCTCCGATTCTTGTGGGTAGTTATCGATTGCTTGACGTATGGAGTCAAGTTTCTTCCGTGTTATTGTTGGCCCACCGGAACCCTCTAACGCTTCGGCTAGTTCGTCCCACGCGGCAATATGTTCACCATCAACCCTGTCTTGCTGGTAAAGCCTTTCCGCCCTAGACCTAGCGCGCTGAATGTTTTGTTCAATATTGCGGAAATGTTCAATGCCAAACTTTTCACGTGCATAGGTATCAAGAACATCGCGTTTCTGAACATCGGTAAGCGAATCAAAATCGCTGTCATATTTTGACTTAGCGATAGCAATAACATTCTTGACACCGTTTTGACCAACATCGTCAATTGATTCGTATTTATCAAGTTTGATATCTTTTATTGATTCCTTGCGGCGTGCCGATGATGCAGAGTCCTTGGAAGCCTGCCACTTTGCTGCTGCTTCTTTCTTCATGGCTAGGATTCCCTCAATTCGCGCCCTTCTTTCTGGCGTGATATTTGGGTCCTCTAGAATCTGCTCAAGTGTTGGCTCATTTTGTTGTTCGAGTTTTCGCGCCTCTTGACGTGCTTCGTTGTCCGCATCAAGTTCACCGACTCTTTGGTGGATTGGGAGAAGAAGTCTTTCCCAGTCTTCCATTTCGATTGCATCAGGACGCTTCTTGATTTTCTTGAATTTTCCACCCGAGTAATATCCAGCGGAACCAGTTTCGAAAACCAAAATGTCTTCCATTTGGTATGGCTCAAGGTCGATGAATTGAACTCCATACTTACGTTCTGATGCTTTATTGAGTTTTGCTTTTGTATCTTCGGAAACTAGTGGCCAAAATTCAAGATGTTGTGGGAGATTTACGTCATCACCAATCTGTCCACTCTGTTTTGCGCGTTCAAGTGCAGCGCGCCTTTCCTCAAGTCTGCGTCGGCTGGCAATATTGTCAAGCAGGGCTGTTCTTCTCTCGACAAATTCTTTGCCCATAATTCCGTCTGGGTTTGTCTTTGGGTTGTATTGGCCAACCTCATCAATGAGTGCAAGTTGCTCCTCGTCACTCAAACCCTCTGGTATTGCGTCGCGAATTGTCTTGCCTTTTAGGTCGGCATTTGGCGTCAAGGGGCGAGCCCTCTGGTCTTCATCAGAACTGCCATATGGGACAAATTGACCCATTGTGTTTGCACTTATTGCATCCGGCGTTGTTGCATCATCACCCGAAGTCGAACGCATTCCAGTGCGCTCACGCCTTGACTCAACACCGGGGGCTCGATATTGACCCTTCCCATAGTTTCTGTGGAGGGAGCGTAGTGTTCGCCACTGATTAGCGGTTAGCGTTCCATTCTTTTCGTCATATGACGATGCAATGCTCTGAACAATCCTGAACCCCGGCTGACGTCGTGCCCAGTTAATGAGTTCCCTCTGTTCCGAGACAGTCATATCGGTTGGTGCACCATTATTTATTAACTTCCCAGCAAAGTCACCGGCTTCTTTAAATTTTTCTGTATCAAATCTTCCATCCCTACTAGCACCAGCCATCTCTACTGGATGTGGGCCAACAACAAAAGCCCAGTCTGGGTCAATTTTTGCCAACTCCTCATAAGCATCCATGATTGCGTTGTATTCAGGTTCCAGTAGAACGAGTTGTCCACGTCCACTACCCTTTTGGGCTCCCGCTAGATTTTCGTCATATTTTGACAAACCATAGTTAATGAAGAAATTATTGCGGTACTTCCTGAGGATTGCCGATATTTCATCACGTATCTCGCCAATTTCATCTTGCGACATACCGACAAACATACGTTGATGTTTTGTCGCCGAATATGACCGCATACCATTTGGCATATAGCCAGAACCCTTGGTCTTTTTATCGATTTCGTCAAGGGCATCCATAATGTTGAAAGCCATTGCATATTCATTATTTTTGGCGAGACCAGAAGCGAGCCCCATGGCTTCAGAGCGCCTGTCAGCACGCATTTTTCGAGTCATGTCGTCTTGACCATTTTTGAGGTCACTCATGACTGATTCCGCTATTTCAAGGTCATCACCAGATAGATTCAACCTGCTCTTATCACGATTAAGCAAATCCAATGTATTGGGAACTGTTCCAACAGTTGAGCCATTGGGATTTATTGTGTAGCGAGCATCTTTCTTTATGGCGTTTAGTGATGCAATTAGTGTTCTATCGCCATTTTCTATTTCGTTAACCATATTGGGTGTGATGCCACCAAATATGTACTTGTTTTTATCTTTGTACCCAACCGAAAGTTCTTGCCTGTTTGCGTCATATGAAACAAAAGCAATATCCTTGGCAATAAATTTATTTGGCTTTGTTGGGTAAATGACTCGACTAACACCCAAGTCCTTGCCCATTGGTGTTCGACTACTCGTCATACCCGGGCCAAGTGCCGCTCGACTAGGGGCATCGCTTGCTTCCGCTTCAATTATTGTTCTAGAACGGTCAGCGATTTTTTTATTTCGTGCAACCTCAAGGGCGGCAGATTTGATTATCTTCTCCGCCATTTCGCTTACTACTGCCTGTTCGTCTTCACTGTCTTTATCGAATTCTTCAAATTCAGGACCGAAAACGGTTGACTTTGTCCTGCTAACAATTTCGTCCATGCGTTTCGCAAGTTTTGTCCCAGTGAATGGCGGTCTTCCGGCGGTAAAAACGCGCTCCATATCCTGGTCGCTAATTTCCATTTCGTCCAAAAGGCTGCGTACATCTTCGGTTGATGCACCGAAATCGAACAACTCCGAAACACCGCTATCGGGAATTTCGAAAATATCCCTCTTACCCGGCATCTCGCGTTTCTCAACTTCGGCAGCAATGCGCTGTTTGGCCATTGCTATTGCTGCCTTGTGGCGTCGTCTTTGGATGTTTTCTTCGGCTACAAATTCAGCAAATTTAATATATTCATCAATTTTGTCTTCAATGCCCGAACGCATATCTTCAAGTTCGGTCCAGCGTTTGTCGTCAGTTTCGAGGAATCCGTCAGAAGAGATTCCAAGTTGCTGACGTTTTTGCATATTCTTTTCAAGAATTTTAATCTGCGCGTCGATTGATTCAAGTTCTGAAATCAGACCCTCGAAGTCTTTCAAAATTTCGTCAAATTGCTCCATGCGGAATTGTTGTGTTAGTCGCGATTGGAGTTTTACGTCATTGACCTTGCGAGAACTGGTCATTCCCGCATATCTCTTGCTAGCGGAGGGACGCATGACATTAGGAAGCATTTCGTTTACGCCAAGTTTTTTAACTACCAATTCGCCTGTTTGTGCATCACGTAGTCCAAAAACCTGCATACCATTGCGTTCTTTTGCCGCATACACAACCTTGTAGCGGGGGTTTGCGGGAAGCGACCATGTGTCTGGTGAGTCAAATCCATCAGGAAGTACATCGCCCTCACGCAGCATTGATGCGGGAGAAATTCTTATTGTCGAAAATGGTTCATCGCTAATTGGCAAGTTTGGATTGAAATTCCTATTGACAATCCGCGTATCTTCACCAATATATTCAGCAAGTCCAAAGAAGTATTGATTTGCAAGCGACTCGTAATAGGGCGTCATATTCCTTGACGGCGTACCATCTGCCGAAACGCGAGTTGTTGATTTTATTTCTCTGCCAGCACGACGTTCGGTCCATTCATTTTTTGCAGGTCCGGGTTTGCGTTTTTGCGGTATTTTCTTGGAACGAAGTTTTTGCTCAGAGAAGATTCTTTTTTCTTCGTCTGTCCATTTTTTCTTAATCTTGCGTCGCTTTTTGCTTGATTCCATCCCGGCTGGACGTGATGATACGAGGTCATCAATTTCACCCTGGTCGAATCCCATATCCTGCAATTCGCTCGGTGTCCTATCGGTATCTTTGCCAAGGTCGGACAAGATTCGAGAATATTTCCTCATCCATTCTTCATGGATTTGTCGTGCCTGTTGTTTTACGGAAATGTCAAGTGAATCCCAATCAACATCATCTGGGTGTTGGCCAAATAAATCAGTCAACTCATCAATAAGTTCCTGCTCAAGGCCATCTTTAGTGTCATGGTACAGTTGCATAAATGCAAGGTCGTCCTCTGTAATTTCACCAGATGCAATGCGTTTTTCAATTTCCCCCATGACGCCATTGCTTCCACCACGACGTGAAAGCATTCCTGCTGCCCTAGTAAATAATGCTGGGTCCTTGGACAGGAATGCGTATTCTTTTGGACTAATTCCAGTACCAAATACCGAATCCAGAGTTCTCTTTTCGTCAATTGCCGCACGTAGACGCCGACGAGTCAATTCGGCAGAAAGAACACGCCGTAGCGGCGTTAGTTCACCCTCATACCATTTATTGAACTGCTCTTTTGTAATAATTCCAGCGCGAACATCAGCCAATTTGTTTGCCCGCTCGTTGTCGAATTCGACATCCATTGCGCGAAGTTCACCATCACTCAACTCGGCAATTTGTGAGCCAAAATCCCATCTCTGAATCTTGGACTTCATTGGGAAAACTTGACCGGTTTCTTCTTCTTTGTCTCGAATCATTTGTTGCAATAGCCCAGATGGCCTCCATATGCGACGCCTCATCTCCTCTGGCGTGGCATTGCTTCTGGCGTTGAGCATAAAAACTAAATCGTTATAGCGACGCGAACCACTATTGCCCAGGTATACGTCATATCCACGATGGTTTAATTCCTGAACCAGCGCATCCCTAGAAGGGAACCATGAAGGTATGAAAGAACCTCGTTCGTTGTCCCATTCCCGTGGGGCCTTGAGGTCATACATCTGCAGGGCATTAGCAATTTCCCTGTCCGCCCATTCAGCAAGTTCTGGCGAGCCGCCCTTTTTGCGTGAATTAACTTTTCTTACAAATAAATTCGTTGGCGTCAGTTTGAATTCCGGCTTAGTCGATGTTTTTGTTTTACTTGGCATCCCTGAAGTACGAGTATCGGATTCCGAGCCAAGAAGGGCATCGGCTTCCTCTGGGGTAAAACCAAGGTCAAGTATCCACTGGCGCCGCTTTTCTGCCTGCTCTTGCAGGAATTTCTTACCGTCCCACTTGGTTGGATTTCCGCGTTCATCACGCTCAATCATCCCATCGCCGCGTTGCAAAACTTTTTCACGTTTTGGTGCCTGTATATCGCCCTCTGGCGTCGCGCCACCTGAACGACGTTTCTTTTCCGCACCAAGTTGTGCGGCTTCCTTACGCAAAGGGACCTGTCGTTTTCGGTATTCAGCAAGGTCTATCTCGCCGTTATCAAGCAGTGTTTCTAATTCATTCAGCGCATTAACGTTTTCGTCAAGTTTTGAGTTCAACTCATCATCGGAAAGCGCGGTTAGCGCACCTCTCGTTTGTTCTGGCTTATTTGGCTTGGTGACAGAGCCCATTCCAGTTCCTCTGTCAGTGCCTTCCTCGTCGTCGTTCCTGTAACCAAGAACATTGAGGACTTCTTTTTTGTCCAAATCGTATTTTGCGGCAATCTCATCTACTGTCATTCCGTCATCAAAATCATCATTGATGAAGGTTTCTAGGCCGCTTTTTTCTTTTCGCCTTTGCGAAAAACGCTCGTATGCCTCAATGACAGTCAGTGGACTTGTGTTTTCTACGACAAAAGAAGCAACTTTTTCAAATTTATTGCTAGCCGGGCCTTCGTCTCGACCGGTTGATTGCATATTTCTGCGGGCAGATGACATGCCAGCGTTTCTTCCTCCGAGCAAGCCCTCAACAGTTGCTATGTCAAGACCCCAGTTTTCGGCAATCTCTTTTATTGACGCGCCATCGTCATACTCCTCTTGCATGATTTGGGCAATCGAGATTCCGGCGTCTTCCTGTATCTGGCCATTGATATTAGGGAAGTCTTCCTCTTTGATTTTCTTTGCTTTTCTGACCTTTGACTTCCATGAACTAATCGCTTCATCGTTGACACGACTAGAGATGGAGCCGTCTTTTCTTTGTTTTGCAGATTCATCACCAGAGAGCGACAGTACTTTCTCTACTGAACGCTTAAATGACTCCAGCAATTTTCCATCTTCAGCCATTTGCAAAATGTCGGATGCCGTAAACCACCCGGTGTCAGTATTTTCACCATCAAGTGATTCAAGATTGTCCAGTTCTTGTGGTCCAACTTCAAATACGTACGTGTCGTATCCCCAGTCTGGTGCCACTTGGTCCCTGTAAACATAGGTTGGCTTGAATGACGACAAGTCACCGCCAACTTCCTGTTTAAATTCCTCAATTGCAGTAGCACCAGGAATGCGAGAATTCTCCCTGTCCTTATGCGCTCCACCAGGAAATGACCATTTGCCGCCACCAACAGACATGCCCTTGGCGCGCCTAGCGAGGAAGTATTCATATTCCCCGTCTGCATTCCTGCGACGAACTAAAGCACCGGCAGCACCATACTTACCCCAATAACGTTTTCCATTTTTGGAGAAGTAATAACCTTCTCCGGTCTCCATGTCATTGCCGCCACCAAGTGGTGCGAAGAATGGAAGTTTTGGTGGCTTGGACTCGCCGGAACGAAGTGCAAAGACATCTTCTGATGAAATATTTTCAGCGTAATAAACACCATCATCGGATTTGGAAATTTTATATTTGTTACCAATAATTGGTGCAGGTTCTTCTTGTGGTTTGCGGCCACGGCGCCTATCCAGGTCTCGCAATTGTTCGTCATCTGGCGTGAAAAATCCATCGTACTGTTCGGGGGCTCCGTCGTATGGGGGTTCATCTGGAGGTGAACCCCAAAAGTCCGGATTATCGGGTTCGTCGGACATGCGCATACTGCGTAATCCAGTACGGTTCTCATCATCTGCCGAACGAATTGAATCAGCGCTACCACCGACACTCTCAATAATTGAGCGCAGTTTGTTTTCATCAAACGATATTTCCGTGTTGCCAGAACGGCGCTGCTTTTCTATTTCCAGCGCATCGCCTTCTGTGAGGGAAGATATTTTTCGTGCAAGATTTTTGGGGACAATAAATCTTGGGATGATTGGGCGCTCAAGTCCTGGTTTGCCCTCGAATACGATTCCGTCCGTGTCTGCGTCTACCGTTCCGGTTACGTCGACAAAAGACATCCCCGGTGGAGCCGCCCTAAGTCCGCCACTTAAGCGAGTTCCAATTTTTGGCCCAAGGCCCTTAGATTCGAGGTCTAACCCAAGGCCGAAAACTAAGGGCGCTTGTATTTTTTTGAACCACCATCCTTGGTGACGATGGTGTCAATTGATTTAGCAGCCTTAGTCAATGCATCGATTGATTCTTTTGACAGTCCGTTGACGACATGGATTCCATGCTCATCAATTTCTGCGTCAAGTCTATGGTAATCAAGAATTGGGTCGATTGCAGACTTGATATAGAAAGCCTCATGTGGCTCGCAGGCAATCGTGAATACCTGTTGTGGTGCAGACTTCCCGGTCATTCCCTGAAGGATTTCAATAACGGCATCAATTTTGTCGCTACCGGTCGAAGAAGAAATGGAGCCACTCTGAATTTCTGCAAGGACAAAATCTGCCGCAACATCGGCATTATTACCAAGCGACTTTTCCATTCCGTAGTTGCCCATCTGAGGAATCGCTGAAGGAACTCCACTAACCGAATAGGGATTAACGGCCTGAGGCTTCACCATCATTGGCATGGAAGGCATCTGGGATGGGACGACTGTCGTTGAGGCGAGTCTGCTCTCATCGTTATGCATGCCAATCTTTTCGGGCTTGCCAAACATGTATTCGCCACTCTCTGGTTCTCTGTGGTACGAGAGGCGATATGTGATGTTATTTCCCTGGCCGACTTCACGATTGAAGACTACGGAATTTTCCGTTGCATAAATAACGTCAAGATTGGCACGTGAGCGTGTCATCAGTTCCATGGCAAGCATATTTCGCGCTTCGTCAGAAAGCGGCCTTGCTTCACCTTCGCCGAAAATATCCTCACGAATATTATTGCGATGTTCTGACTGTGGCTGCTGAGCGATTCCGCTAATTACGCGGATTGGGGAAAGTCTATTTGCATCAACGGAGACAATTCGTGGAGTTACTGATGGGGTTGGCTGACCGCCCATCATTCCCGGCATATTGGGCATTCCCATTGGGCCGTGACACTTTTCGCCCTCATCGCTCTTGACGGAAATGGTGCCAGTCAGTTGGTTTGCACCATGAAGGACTGGGCTTACTTCGTAGAGTTCGACTTCTCTAAGAATATTTGCCTGAACATTTGGGTCAAAGGTGGCGTTGAGTGTCTTGTAGCCGATTGACCATTCTTGCTCTGGGCCGAAGAATGCGACGCTAGAAAATGCTTCTCTGCCTTTTTCTGTAGCAAGGTTGAATTGAACGCGGGCGTAGACGCCACCAACCCCAGCCTGCTTCATCTTTGCTGGAAGGCGTGGGTCGTTTGCGGGAACTTCGTAAATCTCCAAAACTTTGCCAATGGGGTCGTTCCAACTGTGTCCCCACACAACGCGTGGCTTCCGTCTCTTCAGACTTTCAGTAAACGCTCCAGAAATGATGACATCACCGACACTGTCCTTGTTTCCAATGGCAGCAACAAAACATTCCACAATCCCTTGAGCCTCGTCAATGTTGAACTGACCGTTGAGTGCTTTGAAATTGATGTCTGACATGGTATTTTGCGACATATTGCTCCTAACGCCTACAGTTAATGATAGTTTCCGAGAGCATGGTATTCTGCAACTAATGAAAACTAAATATGAAATATTGAGAGTTTACAGAAACTCATCACACATTTACTGAAACTGATTACGGTCTACAGAATTCCCAGGCTCGCTTGGCCTCGGTGGATGCAATTCTTGGTCGCTGATTAGCCAGCATGTCCGTAAACATTGTATTTACAGATGTACGCAAAGCGGTGTAGCGTTCATCTTCATTCTGAATGCCGTAGGAATTAAAGATTGATTCAGCGAGAGTAGACATGCACGACTCGTATATTGACTTAATTCTCCCCATCTGGGCGTCAATATTGACAGCAATTTCCTCGTTGGTCGGAGGGGTGTACATCGCCCATTTTTCGGCATAATTTTGCTTTGAGTCTTTGACAATTGCGGACAGAACAGGACGTATGTCCTCGTCCATCTGTCGTGCCCAAACATCCGTTTGGAGTATGGAGGTAACGTCAAGTGCGCCCTGAGATAGCGATTTTCTAGATTTTTGACCACCCAGTTTCTCAAGCACAACCCTCTGGCTGCGCTCCATGACGCGCTCAAGGCTTCTGTCAAGAATTTCCGTCCATCTCGTAAGGGAGACTTCGCTTGCATCTTCCTTGAATGACATTTCACTAGAACTTGCCGACATTTGACCGAACGCTCCGGGCATAGCCGGTGCTGGTGCGCCAGCCATTTCTGTGGGCATCCCACCAGCGGGTCCGCCAGCCTGCTCCAACGCCAGTGCTCCAGCCATGGTATTGGCGTCTGGCGCAGCACCGGGAACACCGGGTGCCGCACCGCCCATTTCTGGTGGCATTCCGGGCATTCCTGGGGGCATTCCCGGCATCCCTGGCATCCCTGGCATCCCTGGGGGCATTCCTGGCATTCCGGGTACGGGCATTCCCTGTTGTGGTGGTGCCATCGGTTTCTTGGTATTCCCGACCGGGGTGAGGTTGGGGTTCATGAGAAGGCTGTCGGCAAGTTCTGATTCAACTGGCTTGCGACCAGTTGTCTCGCGGTATTCATTCAGGGTGACCATTCCTGCTCGAAACTCCTCTAGCGTATACCGCTCAACTTCTTGCTTGGCCATAATGAGAACTGGAACTGACGATGTATCGAAGTCGACGTAATGGTCATCATCCAATTCGTCCAGGGCGCGGGCCAAAATTTCCAAGTGAGGGCCCATTGTCTCGTTCCAGAAGACTCTAATTTCTTCACTTGCGTTACTGAAAGTACGCCCTGAGGCATTGCCAATAACCGATTCAGGAACGCCAAACGATGCAAGAATTTCTTCCTTCGTTATTTGACGCATTTGAATGTAGGCCGCATCGCGAGGGTTGGATGAAGTGTCAACAAAGTCAACACCGTCATCAGCGCTAACTACAGTTGTTGAGCCAACGCGACCCAAATTTCCCCTGAATCTACTGCGCAATTCCTCTTTATCGTCATCGTCAATTTCACCACGAAGGACCAATAGCCCGCCAGGACGACCGTCATTGAGGAGGAAGTTACGGTTGTAAAGTTTCGCCAAATTCTCAATCTCAATGGCAATTCCGGCAGACTCCATTGGGGTGAGGGAAAGATAGGGGTCGATAGGGTGTGGTCTACGAATCCAGCAAACATCCTGAGGCTTAAGAATGACTTTGTCCCCGTTTGGCATCAGTACTTCGTATCCCGAAACAAATGTTTTGGGGTCGGGGATGGGGCTGGTGTGCTGGGGTGGCAAAAGATTAAGACCAATAATTCCCCCGTCACGTCCTCTGACTTTTTCTATAAATGCCCCACGTGTTCCAAGGAGGATTTGAGAAGACATTCGATATCTAAATATGTAAGAGTTTTCGCCAATATTGGCACGAGTATTCAAAATATCTAAAATTGTCGATTGACCCTTCCTGCCCTTGGTAACGACGAGACCATCAGGGGAGTTATTTTTGCGTAAAATAACAGGCAAACGAGCCTGGTTTCCCGCAATTGCATCAACGCAGCGTGACACCCAGGTGACCTTCTGCATGCCTTCGCGATATGCACGCTCAATATCCCAGGGGTCGCGATAACCCTTGCCTTCATAGGAGGGATTTTGCGCAATAGGCGCACCCGGTCCAAGGATAGACCGCGCAGGACCGGCAATCAGTGATTTAGTTTCGGTTCTATTCCAAGCCATGATTATTCAGAGCCCAACAGATAGCCGTAAATTCCACAAGTTACACCCGCTACAATAAGGCCCACAGGAGGCGAAATTAATACTGTTCCAACGCTTGTTAATACTATAAACAATACCATCATTATATTTGCCATTGAGGAACGCAAGAATAAACGACCAGGTAGTGACGTTGGGTCCCATGGGCCGAGCAGGCGGCGTAGAATCTTTTTCATGTGTTAATGTGTCTCTTGTCCGTTATTTTCGGTTTCTTGTAACGGCAATCTAATACATTGATTAGCCCCAGAGGTAGAACATGACAGACTGGAATAGCGTACTCGCTTTTTTGCAACCCAAATTGCCATCGTTCTGCCCGGAAGAGGCATCAATGACGCAAAAGGTGTTTTTGCGTACATATTCCCTTGAGGCGCTATTTGGCGGAGCGGCTGGCGGTGGAAAATCATCGGCACTCCTGATGTCAGCACTCCAGTATGTTGACGTACCAAATTACTCAGCAATTATTTTCCGTCGCACATATGCCGACTTAGCCCTGCCTGGGGCCATCATGGACCGCTTCATCAACTGGATGGCACCATACGACGAGGTGAGGTGGAACGCCAACAACTACACGGCGGTGTTTCCATCAGGCGCAAGAATATCTTTTGGATATCTTAATAATCAACAAGACTATTTGCGTTATAAAGGTGCCGAATTCCAGTTTATTGGGATGGACGAAGTTACTGAAATACGAGAAAATGATTACCGATATATGTTCTCTCGTTTGCGTCGACCTGTCTCTGGGCCGTTGTCGCAAGTTCCACTGAGAATGCGTTCGGCATGCAACCCTGCACCCAACTGGGTTCGCCAGCGGTTCATCGTAGAAGGACACGATAAGGGGAGAATTTTCGTTCCATCGAAACTAACCGACAACCCGGGAATTGACGCAGACTCGTATCGTTCAGCACTTCAAGCACTCGACCCCGTGGAGCGCAAACGCCTAGAAGAAGGCGACTGGTGGGCCACCACCCTCGGCTCAATGTTTAACCGAGAGAATATCATTATCATTGATAATGACGAGTTGCCAAAAATTACCACTTCTGCCAGAGCGGTGCGTTTCTGGGACCTCGCCGCGACAGAGCCGTCGCACAGCAATCCCAACCCAGACTGGACGGTGGGAACATTGATGCTCTTCGACCAGGGTATCGCCTATATCCTGGATGTTAAAAAAGCACGAGTGCGTGGGGAGAAGGTTGAGCAACTCATTGCTCAGACGGCCTACGAGGACGGACATTCCGTGGCGATTCGCATGGAACAGGAACCAGGCTCTTCGGGCAAAGCACTCGTCGACCAGTATGCCCGCTACGTTCTAAGTGGTTATGATTTTCTTGGAATACGTTCAACTGGAGATAAAATAACACGAGCGATGCCATTTGCTGCCGCTGTTGCGAACGGGAATGTTAGGTGCGTACGGGCTCCGTGGCTCACTGACTGGATGGACGAATTGGCGTCATTCCCAGAAGCGTGCGACCACGACGACCAAGTTGACTCTGTCGTTGGAGCATTTACACATTTGACCGGTTTGGGGTTGCCACAACGTAAGCGTGTGGGTATCATCGTCTGAACAACCCAGAGCCGGAAAGGTATTATGGCTAATCCCATTGAGTTAATAGAGGAATTGCGGAAATTGCTTGGGCAGGCAAGCAGTGACATTATTGAGGCGGTGACTGGCGAGAATGCCGAAATCACCAATTCATGCGAGATATACGCCGCCCTTG